TACAAAACTGGGGGTCGTGATGGCGTTAGAGCCGTATAAAGATAAGGCATTCCTTTATGAGCATTATGTAACTAAAAGAATGAACCTCACTGATATTGCACATCTGTTAGAGAAAAACTATAATACAAAGGTCAGTCCACAAGCTATTTATAACTGGTGTAAAAAGTATGATCTTTTAAAGTATCGGGGTAAAGGTCGTAATCTAAGTAAAGGCCGCCAAGCTCAGGTAAAGTCACCAGCACAAAAACTCGTTGAACAAAGAAGGAGAGAAATGAAAAAACAAAATGATCTTAAAAAGAAAGGTAAACTAAGATGAGAAGAAGCGTAACTGCAAAAGATGTGACAACATTTTCAAAACTTGATATGATTTATAATCAGGTTAGAATGATTGAGTCAAAGCAAAATAATACTGAGTACAAGTGTCTTGGCTCAGGCTTGTGCTGTCGGATTGGATTAAGAATTCCATTGGCTGAATGTGCAAATATTGCCTACAGGCTTACACAAGATTTCTATTTTAAAATGGAATCAGAGGGTGAGGGTGTGGCTAATGAGTGGATGGAAACAATGATTGAATCACTTAAAGAAGCTATGCATGATCCCAATTGGAATGTAGATGGGGAAACAGAAAGACATTGCGTATTTTATAAAGGTGGTTGTACAATCTACCGTTATAGACCGATGGTGTGTAGAACATTTGGCACAGTAACCCCAGTTGATGATTATTGCCCAAGAATTAGAAATGCTCATGGTCAAGTTGATTACTATTCAGGTGAAGGCGTTTCAAGGGTTATTAAGCAGTATCAAGATATTCTTGCAGAGTATGCCGATGGCAAGGATAAAACATATAATAGCGTTGTATATATGCCATTAGGTATCTTAAGTTTCTTGCTAGATTCCGACCAGCTCGCTCAGTTATCTGATGAAACAGAAGCAAAGTTTTGGGATGGAGTTAGGGGCTGGTATAACTATCGATTAACATTTACTAAAATGCATGGATATGATTATAATACTCTTGGCGAACACGCAGGTAAAGATAGTGAAATTCTTGGATTCAAAGACGAATAATAACTTTTATAAAAACAAAACAAACACCTAATTAACGATGAAAAAGGTGATACTATTGAAATATGAATTCACCAACCCCAGTAAAAGAAACACTTGTCTTATTCGCTAAGACCGATAAGCTGACAATATTCAGAGTAGTTTCTAAATAAATTAGATTAAGTCCCCGGCAATGCCGGGGCTTTTTCTTGTATTAGCAATAATTTATTGCCTTATATGGTAATATATAGTATGTCAAATATTGAACCAATTGAAGACAAAGGCATTATACAGAAATTAAGGAATATTGAAGAAGCGGGCTTACTGTTTGTTAAGGGCTATTCATACCACGAAATTGCTACGTTACTCTCTTTAAAGACAGGAGAGGCTAAAGAGTTTATTCAAGAATACAAAAGAATTCTTAATAAGCAGGCTGAGGATGATCCTTACTTTCTTGAACGAATACAGTTCAATACAATTAAAGCCCTTCAGGAATTTGATCAGTTAAGCAAAGAGGCTTGGGAAACAGTCAACATTGCAACAGATCATGGAATGGTTCCGGCAAGAATTCAAGCTTTGAAATTGGCTACTGAAATTGCTAGTAAGAAAGCTCAACTTCACAAGCTGATGAGTGGTGTTTCTGGAGATAATGATTATATTGCTCGAATGCAAAAGGCTGAAAATGTTAACCAGATCTTGTCAAAGATATTGAGAGATGTTATTTCTAAACACCCTCAGATTGCTGATGAGGTAAGAAGAGAGTTGGCTGTTGCTTTTGACATTATGAAAACTTCTGATGAAGATATTATGGATGCTGATATTGTCGAAGATGAACCACAATTTGAGACGGAAAATGCTTCCCATAAAGGGGTAAATGATGTCTGATTTCATCGGTATGAATTTAGAATTGGCTGACTTTGAAAGATTGCTTAGCAAAGATGAATTCACTATGAAACCTGTATCAATAGAAGAATTTGTTCAAGATCAACATTACCTTGGATTACCACCATTGTCACCTATTCAATTAGAAATTGTTAGACATTCAACTCAGGTTTTTAAAAAGCATACTCTAATTGGTTTGATGGGTGAAGAAGAAGGGGCCGCTTATTATGATAAATATACAGATAATGAAGTCATCTGTATGTTAGGTAAAGGTTCCGGTAAAGACCATTGTGCTCGTATATCAATGGCTTATACAGCATATCTAATGCATTGTCTTAGGGATCCTCTTGGTTATTATGGTAAAGCAAAAGGTGTCTATATTGACTTACTAAACCTTGCTGTTAACGCTCAACAAGCTCAAAGAGTTTTCTTTGAGCCTTTCAAAAACTTATTGCTAGGTTCACCATTCTTTAATGAAGTTGGATTTGAACCAAGAGTCTCAGAAATATTTTTCTTTAGTAGACCTGTTAGATGCTTCTCTGGTCACTCTGAAAGTGAAGGTTGGGAAGGTTATGAAGTTATGACTATCATTTTGGATGAAATTGCAGCTTTTAAAACTGACGTAGAATTGAAAGGTGAAACAAGATCGAAAGGTTCTGCCTCTGCTATTTATAACATGAGTAAGCTATCTGTTATGTCTCGTTTCCCAGAAATTGGTAAAGTTATTCTTCTGTCTTTCCCCAGGTATAAAGGTGATTTTATTCAGCAAAGATATTTTGATTCTAGGAAAAATAATGAACCAAAAACTTGGTCAATGAAAGCTGCTACTTGGGAAGTTAATCCTACTATTAAACGTGAAGATTTAGAATCAGAATACATTCGTAATCCAATTCAAGCAATGGCTCGTTTTGAATGTGAACCACCTAATATGGAAGATGCATTCTTTAGAGATCCGGATTTGGTAAGAAAATCTTTTATGTATCGTGAAGACCCAATAGATGAAGATGGCTCATTTAAAAATTGGTTTAATAATAAAGATGGCTTCACTAGGTTTGTTCATGTCGACTTAGCATTGAAGCGAGATAGGGCTGCTCTTTGTATGGCGCATTGTGCAGGCTTTAAAGAAATTCAAACATCAATGGGTATAGAAAGGCTTCCTATTATTAATATAGATCTTGTATTCTCTTGGGAAGCGTCTGTTGGTGCTGAAATTAACTTTGCATCAATCCGGCAAATGATTGTGGATTTACATAGGAAATTTGATGTTGCATTGGTGACATTTGACCGTTGGCAATCTGTTGAGATGATTCAAAGCCTAAGAAGTATGGGGATTAATTCAGACTTCCATAGCGTTAAGAAAACTGATTATGACACATTAATGTCTTGTATATATGACACAAGATTGCGTGGATATTGGAATGAGCTATTGGTTGAAGAAGAGCTTCTTAAATTAAAGCTATATGGAAATAACAAAATTGATCACCCTTCTACTGGATCTAAAGATTTGGCTGATGCTGTTGCCGGGGCTGTCTTTAATTCTATGAGTATGGCTGCGATAGATAGTGAGATTGAAATTGAAATTTTGATGCCTGATAAAGTTTTTGAAATGGATGAAGAATTTGAAGACTTTGGTGAAGTGAAAGTGTATAATAAAGAAACACAACAGTTTATTGATGTGAATTCAAAATCAAGACAGGAGGTGGATCAATGGATGGAAATGCTTTAAACAATAATAGTGGTCAAGTAACTGCTGACGAAATTATTCAAGAATTGAACAAGCAGGTTGGCAATCTAAATTGTGAATTAATTGTTGCTAGATTGGCTATCAAAAAACTACAAGATATTATTGCAAATAGTGTTGCACATAAAGAAGAGCCTTCTAAGATTATTGCTGAGACATTCTGATCTCTTATTTATGGGAATAAAAATCTTTTTTAAAGAAATTTAAAAAAACTTTGCAAACGGACAACATCTTGTCAAGAGTGATGCTATTGTGTATTTTACCGAGGTGGAGATACTGCCTCAAAAAATAAAATATCCCTAAATAACAAAGGAAATAAAAATGACATTCAGCATTCAAAAAGTAGAAAACTTTCCAGAAATCTCTCGCTCAGGCAGAGTATCAGAAGAACTACAAATGATTATTGAGGCTCTTAATGAGTCAGTAAAAACAGGAGACAAGTTCTGCATTACTGGAGTAACAAAAGGTAAGGCTTACAATTCAATGCAGCAAAGAATTCGTGCTCAGGCTAAAAAGTTGGGTTACAACATTGTTATCCGTTTTGATGCAATCGAGGGTACTCTTTTCTTTAAGGCTACAAATACAACAACTCCTACAACAACTGTTCCTTCAAATGAAGTTACCGGTGTTAAGACAAAGGCTAAGACAAATACTTCTAAGTAATTATTAAATAAATAATTCCATTAAAACCCCTCTTTGCATACGCAAGGGGGGTTTTTTTGTGTATAATTATTTGTATGTTAGAAACTGAATCTCAAGAAATAGAAATTTCATCTGATCAAATTAAGGAATGGCATCCGTTTTTTGCTTTGCCTTGTTATGATCAACAACTTACTGAACCATTTTTTATGTCGTTTGTAAGAACAGCAATTGGCTTTAAAGAGATTGGACTAAAGTTTTCAATTAGCACTTTGTCTGACTCATTGATTAGTAGAGCTAGAAATCAATTGGTTGCTAAATTTATGGCTTGCCCTGATTATACTCACTTGATGTTTATTGACGTTGATTTATCTTTTATGCCGGATGATATTTTGAAAATGCTTTGGCACGATAAAGAAGTAATTACTGGAGCTTATCCAATTAAAACAATTGATTGGAATAAAGTTAGCCAAGGGGTTCATAAAGGTATTGAACCGTCTAACCTATTGGGTAATTCTGTAAGATTTGTAGTAAATCCAGTTAGAACTGTTGATTCAAAAATTAAAGTTGAAAATGGTGCTATTTCTGTTTATGATGCCGGCACTGGTTTTATGATGATTAAAAGAAGTGTATTCGAGAAACTCTTTGCTGCACA